CCTTGCCAAGCGCCAGCTCTTCAAGGACGTGATGTGGGATAACCGCATCAAGATCGAATTCGAGCACATAGACTTCTTCCTGGAACTCCAGAAAACAACATGGAAGGCGGCCGTTTGCCTGGATGCGGAGGCGTTCCATCTTATCACGGCCCCGGAGGAGGGCTATAACCAATATCGCCGGACGACCCCGATGGCCTATTTTCTTCAAAAGCATGAATTGGGATCGGTAGTCAACCAGTTTTAGGAGCGGATAATGGCAACACGCAAGCTAGGGTTTTCGCCGCTGATGAAGGCGCTTTATACCAGGCTCACAACCTATGCGTTGACTAATACTTATACGGTTTATAACTATGTTCCGGCGACGGCGGTCATGCCTTACGTTTCGTTCGGTGCCCCGATTGGCGTCCGATCCACATCGTTCACGACGCGGGATTCCGAGGTTGAAGAAAACTCCGTTGTTGTTCATGTATGGAGTTCGATTGAGGGCGATAAGCAGGCATCGGAATATATGGACAATATCGTCCAGGCCGTTCTCAGCTCGGGCCTTACCATAACGGGATATTTCACGCCGTACTTGGCGCAACTCGAAATGTCGGAACTCTTCATTGACGATTCCGTGCCGACACGCCTCGTGAGACACGGGGTGCTGAGGTTCCGATTCGTTATGGCTCCGAGCGCATGAAAATCCGCAATTAAAAGACATATTACGGGCACTATCTAGCCCTTTCGATTTATACCCGGCCCGCGAATCTTTTCTCACGCGGACGCGGGAATCAACAAGCAACTACAGCAAAGGAGTATTGCTATGACTACAGCCGCAGTAACCGGCAAAAACATGACCCTCTCCGTAGAGGGCGATCTGATGGCGGAGGCGCAATCGTTCGCGCTGCATTTCGCGCAGTCGATGATCGACGTAACCTCCAAGGATTCAAACAACTGGGGCGACTTCCTCGGCGGCCGCAAGGAATGGACGGTCGATTTCAGCGGACTCTATATCTACAACGACGTTGCCAAAAAGTGCCTCCAGGACCATTTCATCATCGGGACCCCGGCCACGTTGACCATCATCATTACCATGCCCGATGGTGCGACATTCACGGGCGAGGCCGTTCTGGAATCGATGGATTACGAAGGTCCGGTCGAAGAAGCATTGACCATCTCGGGATCACTCAAGGGGCAGGGCACGCTTACAGCCTCCGTAAGCTGACGCCTCCTCCTTTCATTCTTCCTCCTTTCTCCCTCGGGGGGCGTCCGCGGGGATGCCCCCCACTTTTAATCCTTCATTAAGGAGCCAATATGGCTAAACGCACAGTCCCGATCACGCTTGCTGACGGGAAGCTCCGACATCTCCGCTATGACTTCAATGCGCTTGTGGCATTGGAGGAAACGCTGGGGATCTCCATCACCAATCTTCGGGAAGCGATGTCCGGGCCGGGGATGCTCAAGGCGGTACGCGGTATCCTCTGGGCCGGGCTTATCCATGAGGATGAAGGCTTGGGCCTCAAGGCTGTCGGTGAACTTATCGAAGCGGCTAAGCTAGGCGAGATTTCAGTAGTGATTACCGAAGCCTTATCCGTGGCCTTTGGTACGGGCGATGGAGTCCCAAAAAACGCGGAGGAGCCGGTGATACCGGCGGCGGAGACAAGCCCCTCGACGGGCGCGGCTTCCTCAGAGCAAGCGAGCGAACAGCTTACGCATTAGGCTTGCGACCCTGGGAATTCCTTGATCTGACGCCGGGAGAACTCTGCAATATGGCGGATGCCATAGGCGAGCGCGAGCGCGTGCGCGAGAAGGAGATGTGGCGGCGGTTCGCATTCTTGGCGGCCGAAACCGTGAACATCTCCGGGAAGAGCGTCCGAAGGCCAGTGCGGGCTAAGGACCTGGTTCGCTTCGATGATGATGACAAAGAGAAGAAAGGATTGACTCCGGCTGATATCGAACAGAGGAAACGACAGGCAATGGAAACCGCGAAACTTCACAAGTCAAAATTCTGGACAAAATTGAAGGATACGTCTGTCCAGAAATTGACCGGAGACTGACATGGGCGAGATCGGAAATATCTGGATTAAGATCGGCGCAAAAATTGACGACTTTGAGAAGAACATGTCTGCCGCCGAGAAGGCGATGGTCAAGGTCGGCGACAAATTCCAGGGTATCGGAAAGACACTGGGCATCGCCGGTGCGGCCATCACCGCCAGCATGGGCCTCATCATTGCCAAAACCGCGAACCTCGGCGATGAGTTCTATGATCTCAGCCAGCGCACTGGCATCGCCGTAGAAACGCTGTCGTCCTTCAAGCTCGCTGCCGACAAGAGCGGAACATCCATAGGCGGATTCGCAACGGGCATGAAGGGCTTGTCCCGCGCCATGTTCGAGGCGGCAGGCGGCGGCAAGGAGGCCCAGGAAGCATTTAAGTCTGTCGGGGTGTCCGCAACGGACAGTTCGGGCAAACTTCGACCGCTCGACCAAGTCATGCTCGATGTGGCAGATCGCTTTGCCTCGATGGCAGATGGTGCCGAGAAGAACGCTCTGGCCATGAAGCTCTTCGGCAAAGCCGGCATGGATCTCATCCCCATGCTCAATCTCGGACGCAAGGGGCTCGAAGAAAACGTTGAGCAGATGAAAAGGTTCGGCATCGTTACCCTTGAAGAAGCCCGGGCGGGCGATGCCTTCAACGATGCCATGACGGACCTACAGGCCGCGACAGGCGGCCTGACCAGGACTATTGGCAACGCCCTGATTCCGGCCATGACCAGTCTGGCAGCGAAGGCTTCCGAGATCATCGCCAAGGTCAGCGCATGGGCAAGGGAACACCCATTGCTTATTAAGGTTGTAAGCGGAACGGTCTTGGTAATCGGGGGATTGCTAACAGCCCTGGGAACTCTGAGCTACGCCTTTGGAACAATACTAAAACATATTCCGACATTGATAACGGGCCTCAAGACCCTAAGAGCCCTGCTGTCCACACTGGTATCTAAAACGATTGTTTTTACGTTCGCCATAGCCGGGGTTGCAATCGTCGTGGCGGGCGTCGCTAAGATGATCGCGGATTTCAAGAAGCTCCGGGAAGAGGGTAAGACAACGGCAGATGCCCTGACGGCGATGGCTCCGAGTTTCAACCCGTTTAAGAACATGTCCCGCGAAGGTCTCGGAAAATTCTTGACGGACATGGATGCGGCCCGGGATAAGTCGATTAATCTCAAGGGCGCGATGATCCTGCTCGGTGATGCCTTCCGCGCTATCAAGGGGGCCATCGACCCCGCAACTTCAAGCGTTGCCAACCTTGCCGCCATCTTCAAGGAATTCGGCCTCAAGACCAAGACTGAACTGACGGAAGAACTGGCCAATGCCGAGGCGGCGCTCAAGCTCTTGAAGACCTCGGCGGAGGCAACGCCCGGGGCCATAACGGCACTTGAGGACAAAATCAAGACACTCAAGGAAAGTCTCTGTGGCGTAAGGACGGAGACCGAAACACTCACCGAGACATTCACCCCGATGGCTAGGGGGGCTGCGTTTGTCCGCGACGTGATACAGGGGTTCGCGGGCGAGTTGACAAATACATTCCTTCCGGCGGCTCGGGACATGTCGCTGGTCATGGCGGCGGCCCCGGGCACGTTCAATGAGGTTGGGAGTGCGGCAAGCCGTCTTGAATATGTGTTTAAGGCCATCGGCGATGCCATCGGCGTGTCGGCTGCAACGGTCAAGGTTGCGGTGTGGAATATGCAGGCCGATATCTTGGCGATGATAGGGATTATCCTCCCGAAAATTCAATCTCTTGCGCCCGCGACCCAAGCGACGACCCAGACAATGGCCGGCTATTTCAACGGTCTATTCAATGATATCGCCGCAGGATTTGGAAACACGATCCAGAAATGGCTTGAAGGCGCGACGACATTCAAAAACTTCATGGAGGGACTCTGGGATGATGTCAAAAAATCCTTCTTCCGCATGATCGGCGAAATGGTCGCGGAATGGTTGGTCAACTTCGTGAAGAACTTGATCTCTGGGGCCGTGACGGCGGCAACGAGTGTCGGAACATCGATGGCATCTATTGGAGCATCGATCGGAACGTTGGCAACAGCCGTTGGCGGAGTACTCGTGACCCTTGTCACGTCTATCGGGACGGCCATCGTAACCCTGGCAACGGCCATCGGGACCGCTATGGTGACGCTGGCAACCGGTATCGCTTCGGCGGCGACGATCATCGCGGCGGCGGCCCCAGCCATTACCGTCACGTCCTTATTGGCGCTCGGCATTATGGCCGGGCTGAATTGGCTCAAGCGGATATTCTCTGCGGGCGGAACCGGGGCGGGCGACGGGATGGGGCGCGTCGTCGAACGCCAAGATATCCAGATCAGTCTCCTCACGAGGATATTTGAGACGCTGAACGACAATATCAAGACAGCGCTATGGGGCATCTCGACTAAACTGGATAAAGGCGTGAAGGACAAACTGGTAACGATCAGCGGTTATCTGAAAACCATTGCCTCCAAAAATTATCTTGCCACGGCTGTCGGCTACCTCAAGAGTATAGCGGCTACCATTGGAAACCTGGCGGGTGCGGGGACGGCAACGACAACGGCAACCGTGACGGGGGGCGGTTCGCAGGGTTCCGGCAGTTCGCACTTCGCTTCTGGCGGCATCGCATGGACTCCGCAACTGGCGCACATAGCTGAGCGTGGCCCCGAGATCATCATGCCGCTCAGGGAATATCAAACAGCACGAGGTGGGCGCAATAGTAATGTCAATCTTACCTTCAATATCCGCGCACTCGACGGGGCTGACATGATCAGCGTGGTGCACAATAAGATTAAACCCATCCTTCAGAACATCCTGAATCATAATGGGCTACGTGTGCCCACGGGCGCGGTAGGGGGTGCATGATGGCCGCCAAAAAGCTCCAGTTCTTCTGGCATAACTATTTCGACAGCGCCCTCGTGACGGCCAGCTCTGAGGAGCCGGAGTATCCCGTCGAACATTTGCAGAATCGTTGGGCGACGTGGGACTGGCGAAGTGGGGTGCCGGATACGTCCGGCGTATGGATAAAGGCCGATCTTGGGAGTTCAAAGGAAATTCAGGGGTTCATCCTGGAAAACATGAATCTCCAAGCCGGATCTGGGACAACCGTCATTCTCGGGGGCCATGCTACAGATCCCGGCGTTGGGGCTACCACCTATACGGAAGCCATTCTGATAACGGCGGAGATGGTGACAGCTAAGCGGATTGTCTTTATCCTGCCGGGGACTGTCGGTGATCGGACTATGCGATGGTGGAGGATCCTGATAACAGATGTCGACACTTGGCCCGGATATTTCTCTGCTTCCCGGATATATCTTGGGCCGGTATTTCAACCGAAGTATCATTACCAACCACGCCCGACGCAGGTAAGGGCAAGCGATCCCGAGGTCGGATATTCGGCGGGCGGACAGACAACGGCGGTGAGGCGTCCGCGATTCTGGACGTATGACCTGCCGATATCGATTGTCGGAACCGACGGCGAGAAATTCGCCGACATGGACGAAGAGTGCGGGGTCGATACACCACTCTGGGTGTGCCTGGATTCAACGAGTGACGTTACCAGGATTACCAGCACCATCTATGTTGCATTTATGGAGCACATCGCTTTCCCGGCTGTCATCGACGGTTGTCTTTGGGAGTCATCACTCAGGCTGAGGCAGGAACTATGACCTTCAATCCAGACGCCATAGCCCAAGACCTTGTTTGGCTGGTGGAAATTGAGGCGGCACTGAGACTTGAGGATGCCGTTTGGCTTTCTCCTGGTTCCCTTTATCCGGATATTTATTACACATCACATCCCGAGGGCAAACCCTCGCGGGTGCGCGAATGTCTTTTATCCAGCGGCATCATTGTTCCGTATGCGCCGGACGTGGCCGACTTGGCGACCTGCCAAGCTACGCCATCCTCGTGGTATTGGGACGGAGCGAATCTTTATATCCACGCGTCGACGGGGGGCGATCCGGCATCGAGTGGAATGTTCCTGATAAACTCCTACTTTTGGGAAAACATTTCCGACCGTCCGGTTGATCTTTTCGTGGATTCCATTTGGCATCCATATCGTCCGCTCCTCGATCCGTCATCTATAGCCGACCTATCATT